TGGGAAGATTCCAATGGCATCGAAGGCGCAAAGAAATGGATTGATGCCAATCTTAACAAAAGCGACCTCACGCCAAGAGGAGAAAAGGAAAAAGAATCCAAGGAACACCCTGAACTCCCCAAGGAAACAATCGACAAAATAGTGGAAGACCGTGGGAAGCTGGGGAAGGCGGATATGGAAAAGCCGTTTGCAGGCTACAAAGACTTTGCCGGGTGCGTCGCGGCAAACAAGGACAAGGAAGACCCGAAGGCATATTGCGCCACAATCATGCGCTCAGTGGAGGGGGAGAAAATGGGCAAGAGCGAAATGGAAAAGGCAACCGTCACGGTCACAGACGAAAAGAAGGAGCCCCCGGCGGCGCAGGCCCAGGAAGCCAAGGAAGGGAAGGAGGAACATGCGCCCGAGCAGAAGTCGGACACGCCCCCAGCGGAAGTCCCGCGCGAGAAGGCGCCGGAGGCGCGCGAGGCACCAAAGCCGGATGCCCCAGACTTCGAATCGAGGCTTGCGTCAATAGAGAGCAACATGCAGAAGGTGCTCGAGTTCATGCAGAAGGCGACCGAGGCAAGCGCGGCGGCAGCCCCTGTGAAGGAAACCGCGCCCGTCAAGGAGGAAAAGCCAGCCGAGGCGGTGAAGCCCGAAGCTCCTGCCAAACCAGAGGAGCCAAAGACGCCCGAATCGGCAAAAGCAGAGGAAAAGCCAAAGGAAAAGACGGAGGAGGAAAAGAAGGAGGACATGGGCAAGGCGGCCGTCGCGGACATGCAGAAGTCCGCCGAACCCGCTTCAACGCCCCGCCCTCCGGTCAACGAGATGCCATTCAACCCCGAAAAGCATGCGGGGAAGAACACGAAACTGCCGACCCCGGCAGAAATAATGAAGGGAGCAAAGCTCGACACGTTGGACTTTGTGAAGGAATACTTCACGAAACCCGGCGCGTTGCGGAGCTAAACAGGAGGTAAAAACATGGGAATGAGTGGTGAAAACCTTCGGCTCTACAACGAGCTGTGGGAAAAGCAATACCAGGGCATAACGTCAGCCGACATGGCGAAGACTGACCTGCCGCACACGACGAGCTCGCCCGACGGAGGCCGCTACAACGCGGTGTTCGGCGCGGCGCTCTTCCAGCAGCTGCAGACAAGCAGCGTGCTGTTCGGGGCGCTCCCGAAGTTCGCGTATTCGCGCTCCGGCTTCAGGGTGAGGAAATCCCGCTATGTGACAAGCGCCGGAGGCTCGGAAGCCACCGTCGCGGTCTCGGAAAACGGGGCGGTGCCAGACAGCGTGGCATCGGACACCCTTGAGGTCACCGTCGGCACCAAGGAGCAGGCGCTCGCAATAGAAATCTCCGAGAGGATGAGGCTTCTTGCGACCAAGAACGACGACATTGCCATGGACGTGGCGAACGAGCTTGAGTACGCGAAGCAGAACTTCATGTACCTCATCAACGCCAAGCTCAACGAGGACGTGACGACCGTCGCAAGCACGAGCGTCGAGAGCATAGACAGGGTCGTGTCCTCCTATGCTGAGGTGGCCAACTGCACTGGAGACGTGCACACAAACGACGCGGACATCTACAGCCAGGACAGGGACGCTGCGGCTTCTTGGTGCGACGCATACGTCGACCACAACAGCAGCACGGCAAGGGCGCTCTCCAAGAAAATAGTGGCGGGCCTCGTTGACCAGACCGTGCGCGCGGGCGCAGTCCCGACCGACCAATTCTGGTACACAGGCAGCGACACATGGGCGCAGCTCATGCTGCTCTACGACAGCCAGGTGAGGTACGTCCAGCCGGAAGCGACCGGGCTGACCAACCCCACTGCGGACGGCAAGGGGCAGGGCATCAACGTCGGCAAGGAAATGGCGACGCTCTACGGGCGCCCAGTGTACATCGCACCCGCAGGCGCTGTCACGGCGAACGGCGACATAAGCAACCTCTACCTGCTCACAGGGCAGTACGACCCGGTCTACAAGGAGCCGGTGCTCGGCATAAAGGTGCTGCAGGCGCCAATAATCGCCCAGACGAACCTGGTGAACTACCCGGCGCACGCAAAGCTCGGCAACGAGTACCTCCTGTACAGCTCAATGGAGCTGCACTGCAGCAGGTTCAATGTTCAAGGAAAAGCCAGAGATTTGGCTGTAATAGCATAAAGGCTTTTACAGCTTGATGGGGTAATAGCAGTTGGTGATCGGATGGCAAAGGTATTGAAGACGAAGCGCGGGGAAACCGTGCAGTACAGCGTCGGGGATGCAACATACACATTTTTTGCAGGCGATGCCAACCCCAACTGCGACGGCATGGAGCTGGTCAAGAACGACGTCCATGCCGAAGGCCTCCTCAAGATGCACCCCGACGAGCTCTCCGTTGTGGCAGAGAACAAATGGCCGGAGAGGTACAAAAAGAACATCGAGCAGTACACGGCGGCGGTCGTGAAGGAGGCGGCTGAGAAATACCCGCAGCTGAAGGAGAAAATCCTCGGCAAAAGGAAGGACAAATAGGCATGAAGGAGGGATAGAATGGCATTTGCATACACCGTCAGGAAGACTGGGGTAATGGGCGACCTGAGCTACGCCGTTATAAACTACACCGGCGCGACTGGCACGAACGACACCATCACGACCGTCAAGGGAATAATCGACGTGCTGTGGACGCCTGCGACGATCCGCGCGAGCGCGACCATAAACTTCACGTCGACCGCAGGCGACATCGTCCTAAACGGCCTGACCGCATCCGATGCAGGGTATGTGATGGTGATAGCCAAGGGTGGCTTCTGAGGCGATAACAATGGCATTCTCAAGCACACTCGTGGCGCGCGGGGTATTGGGCAGCCTCTCCTACAAAGTATACTCGTATGCGACAACCAACCCGACGACCGGAGGGAACATCACAATCCCGAAGAGCACGGTGTTTGTGGCATGGACGCCATCCACGGTCAGGGCAAGCGCCACCATAAACTGGACGACGACGCCAGGGACATGCACGCTCGCTGCGCTCACCACGACCGACACGGGCTACATAACCGTTTATTTCGAGGGAAGCAACTGAAGGGGGGATTAAAATGAAGTGGAACTCGGCGCTTTTCGCGCTCATAATGCTTGGCGCAATTGCCTGCGCCGACGTCACCACAAACGCCGACTTTTTCGGGGCAGGCTACGACATGCGCCAGGCGAACATATTCACCGGGCAATACAACAACACCACGGTCGTGTTCTCGAACGTCTACGGGGTAATCAAATACCTGCGCATAGAGAACCGAGCCGGGGCTGACTTCACCTGCTCAATCTACAATGAAAACAACACGCTATGGACGCACAATACCACGGCGGCAGGAGTGACGTTCCTCAACCGGAGCACCGCAAACTACACGAACTACGGCAACCTGAACATCACCTGCAACGATAACTCGACCGGAGGCTATTCCCTCACGCCAGCGAACGTCCTGCACTGGTGGAAGCTTGACGCAGGCACCGGGAACAGCACCACCAACTCCATAGGGGCCGACACCCTCGAACTGCCAGCTGTCATCAACAACACCTACGTCACCAATTGGATGACTGGGAAAATCTACAACGCCACGTTCCTCAACGGCTCGAACACGAGCTTCATGCGCGTGAACGACAGCTCAACCATGAACATCACGAGCAACAAGAACTTCACCATCGCCTTCTGGCTCTACACGAACTCGTCAATCCCGACCAACGTTTCGTGGTACCTGTGGCACAAGGGCGCGGCACTCGGAGGCACGCCCACAAGCCACGTCAACAACACCTCCATAATCGCATACAACAACACGACGCTCATGGTAGTTCTCGCCACGAACAACTCGAGCTGGAACCAGACATACACCAACGCAGCCGGGCTGTTCAACACGACCGGCTGGACGCACTACGCGGTCGCTTGGAACACCACGAACCTGAGCATATTCGTCAATGGCTCCCTGGTCTTGAACTACACCCGAGCCCACACGAACCAGGAGTTCGCCAACTGGACAAGCGGGGCGGCGAACTACTTCGGCGACGGCTACAACTACAGCTATTCCACCGCAACGAACAAATACGCCCCAGTCGGCTACGACAGCATCATGTACTTCAACGAAAGCCTGACGCCAGCGAAGGTAGCATACGTCTACAACATGTCGAAGCCGACCAACATCCTCATCAAGATTGTGACGGTGCGCATTGGGAACATATACTGAGCCGGAGACGACCTGACGCCGACCCGCGCGTCATGGGGCGCACTGCGAAGCCATGCGCGGGCGCGGCGCGCACTGGCATAGTGAGTGAGTGAAAATGATGGACGGCGTTGCGCAGGACAAAGCAGGCTTTACGCTCGCGGCAATTGCGCTGTTTATCGTTTCACTCGTCGCCGCCTTTTTCCTGTTTCCAAAGCCCACCATATACGAAACAGGGGCAACCTCGTTCTGCTACGACGAAAATGCAAGAAATCCCGTATGCACGGCTGAAGGGGTAGGCTCATACACTTGCACAGGAAACTGGGACAGGACAAGAACATGCGCAAACGTCTATGATGATAACTGGGGGACTTGGGGCATGGCTGAAAGCGGAAATGTGGTTGGCGCACAGCTTATAATAGTCTATGCTCTCCCAGACAACGTGACGCACGAAGGGGGGGTAATGGGGACTGGCTCATTGTGGAGAATAAGGGACGGAGGTGGCTATGCAAACCTTTCACTTGAAGAGTGCCCTGTAGATGAAGAAGTGGAGCCTCCCACGCTAACTCTCACAGTAAGCCTTCTGAACACCCCCCCAGTCCTAAGATATGCCAGATGGTCTTGCAGTGGCAATATTCTCAGGGAAAATATTACCACGGCAACCGCATACGAGGAAGGGGTTGATTGGTATGGCGAAGCCCCAGACGCATACATCACAGTCACCCACACCTTTGACACAAACGCCACATTCGCAACGCTTCCTTGGAACGGGACAACTTGTTTTCCAGCCACAAACCAAACAGAAAGCGGAACAGGGGTCTATAGGGTGAGGCACTCCAACGCAGGAAGCCCCCCTCTTCCAGTGTCAGCACGCATAAACGCTTCAATCGCGCCATGCTACAACCTGACGCTTGCCCTCGGACACGACAAATGCGTGGATGGCATAAAAATCAACACGTCAAACCAATCGCTGGGGGAGATTTCAACAGAAGAAGAATTTATCTGGGCGTGGATGGACTATGCTGGAAACAACTGCACGAGGACATCCCCAAGATACAAGCTTTACATAGAGTGAGAAAATGCCGTTTGAAGATGAACCGATTGTAGTTATTGAGCTTCGCGGGAAGCCGCAGAAGGCAAAGGCGAACGCGGAAGCCGTGAAATACGCGGAAGCCCGCGCCGAGCCGAAAAAGAAGGCATCCGCGAGGGCAGAACCCGCAAGGAAGGCGTGCGCGAGAACCGAGCCTCCAAAGGAAGCCTGGGCGCGCACGGAGCCAATCAAGGAAGGGAAGGCAATATTGATAGGGTGATGGAATTGGGCAACTGGACATATTGGAGCAAACCCATAACCGAAAGCTCGTGGACGCACACCAAGCTCTACCGCAGCTCGACCGAAGCCGGGGCATATTCCGAAATAGTGCAGCAGGCCATAGCCGACACCACATACTACGACGAGAGCGGCATCAGCAGCGACTGGTACAAATACAGCTACTACAACAACGGCAGCCTCGTGGAGAGCGAGCAGTCGGACGCCTTTCCGGCCACCCGCACGACCGTCACCTACTGCCAGCCAGACGACGTGGCTCAATACCTCCAGGTTTTCAACAGCCAGAGCTTCGTCGGCTTCGACGGGAACACCAAGCCGACGGTCTTTCAAATCCTGCAGCTCATAAGCCAGAACGAGGATGCCATCGACCGCGAGACCAACCACGCGTGGCGCGTGCGCTATTCCGGGACGGAGACAAACGAGGCGACCGCCGCAACCTACGAATACTACGACGCCCCGGAAATCTACGACACCACCGAAGGGGCGAAAATATTCCTCAACCACAGAAAAATCAGGACGCTCGCCGCAGGCTCGGGCGATGCCCTCGAGGTCTGGGACGGAGATTCGTACACCGACTACATAGCGAGCAAAACCGAGGGAAGGGCAAGCGACTGGTGGATGGACTACGACAGGGGCGTGCTCTACATATACGACATACCATCGACCTACAAGCGGGCGGTTAGGATAAAATACCGCTACGGTGACACATACGTCCCGAAGGACATAGAGCGCGCATGCACCCTCATGACGGCAATGGATGCCATAATGTCGGACGACCGGAGCGTCATCCTCCCAACAGGCACGGACAACATCGGGCTCGGGAGCAAGGTCGAGCTGATGCGCAAGGAGGCAGACCGCATAATGAAGAACAGGGCGGAAATCCGCTACATGAAGAGGAATTGACATGGATACAAGAGAAAGGAGTTGGGTGATTTTATAGAAGACCCAGTGACCGCTCTCTCGAGCGCAATATCAGGGGCATGGACGGCAGCGAGCGTCGACAGCACGACCCCGACCATAGGGCCGGTCTACAACTACAAGCGCGTGGACACGCGGTTCGGAGACTTCGTGCTCCTGTACTCCGTAAACCACACGGAGCGGCCAGCGAGCATAGGCTACTCGGAAATCGACTACGAGGAAGTGGTGAGCGTGGACATAAGGACGAGCGCATCCCGAGCGAGGCTCATAAAGCTGCGCGACGAGGTAAGGAGGTGCGTCTACTCGCTCAAGACGACGCTCGGTGGCTACAGGCTTGCGAGCATCACGCACGTGCAGGACTTGTCCGACAGGTCGATAATGCTCTGGCGGATGGTTGTGGACGTGAGGCTCAGGAAGGTGCTGGACACGACGCCCAGCTAAAGGGGGATTGGATGGCGAAAAAAACGCAGGACACGGACTTCGGCGCGCTTGTTGGAATAAACAGCGCAGCCGACTTCTACGGATGGAAGAAAAAAATCGTGGATGAGGTTGCCAAGACGGACGGCGCCTTCGCGGCAAGGCTCGAGGGCACGGGCAGCCTCATGGATTTCTTCATGCTCAAGCCCGAAATACTCGGGAAATTGGGGGCAAAAAAGGAGGTAGATGGAAATGACTAAGACAGGAGCGAATGTCTTCGCCCTCTACAAGTACGAGGGCTCGACATACAAGACGACAACCGAGTCGAACTACAAGAACCTGGGGCACGACCTCAAGGTCACGTCGTTCGAGCTCAACAACAACTGCAAGAAGTACTACGGCATAGGGAACTACGAGAGCCAGTCCCAGACCGGCATGGCTTTCACCGGCAAGGTTGGCTTCGAGTTCATCCTGGGCGACCCGTGGCTGTTCTCGGCAATAACTGGAAACATAGCCACGACCACTGGCGCAGGGCCGTACACCCACACGTTCGTGAACAGCGCGGGCTCGCCAGCGGCTCTCGCGGCGATGAAGTCCATGACGATTGACCTCTCATACGACTTCAGCACGGCATCGCACCACACCCTGAAGGGGTGCGTGCTCGACAGCTTCTCCACGAAGCTGGCGGTTGACGAGCCCGTGGTCTGCACTGCCGAGATGAGCTTCGCGGATGCCGCATGGTCTGAGTCGGCGCTGACAACGCGCGTGAACCCGACAGACGCCGCTTACACCTTCGCCTACGCGAGCGTGGAGTTTCCGCTCTCGACCACGCTGACCAAGGTGCAGAGCTGCGACCTGACAATAAGCAGGAACCCGGAGATAAAGCGCGGGCTGGGCAGCAGGACTGGTGCGTTCGTCCTGACCAAGCAAAGCGACTACGACTGCAAGCTGAGCCTGCCGTTCGACATCAAGACGCTCCTGCTCTACGCATACGGCAGCAGCACCTCGGTGAGCCCGGACGCGCTCATGACGGAAACCGCAACCATGCGCCTGCTGCTGAACAACGGGGCGGCAACCACCGCCAACAGGCAGGTGGACATCAACCTGGCTGGGAATCTCATAAACACCTTCGGGACAAGCGCGAGCGCGGATGAAATGATGGCTGCCGAGGTCGGGTTCAGCGTAAGGCAGCTCACGAAGCTGCTCGCCATAGATAACGTCAGCACACAACCCGTTTAAGAAAGTGGTTAGATGGGGAACTCCTGCGGCTCAATCTCTGTAAAGGGAGGTCGCAGCCCCACTAACCTGTAGTAAGTTACACTAACATGTAGTAAGTTACACTAACCTGTAGTAAGTTACACTAACCTGTAGTAAGTTAGTTTGGAGGTGTAGGCATGACATACGAGATACGCGAGGGGAAAGCCTTCGTGAAGATAGTGCACGAGGGGAAGGAGGGCGAGCTCGTCCTGCGGAAGCTGAAGTTCCGCGAATGGGCGTATTCGCTCGACGAGTTCATGACCGTGAGGGCCGGGGGCGGGACGGACATAAAAATAGGGGCTATGATGCTGGCGGTGCTCCCGAAGAGCATAGTCGCCGCGCCGTTCGACATCAAGGACAACAACACCGCGCTCGACACGCTCGAGGGGCTCGACCTCGCGCTTGAACTGAGCAACGCGCTCATGGAGCTGAACGGGGTGGGCGAAAAAAAGGAAAAAAAATAATGGGTGCCGAAGACGTCTACTTCCCAATGGCGTTTTTTTTCGGCTTTTTGCCGCGCGATGTGGATGAGATGGAGGTCGGCACCGTCCTCGGGCTGCTCGACAGCCTGAACAAGAACGCCAAGCTCGCTGGGGCGAGGGCGGCTGGGAAGCTCATGGGGTTGTGACATGGCAGGCATGGACGTACTCGTGAAACTCACAGGACTCGAGGAAGCAGGCAAGAAGCTCGAGAAGTCATTCCAAAGGTCAGCAGACACCCTGGAAACCGCGCTTGCCGGGCTTGACCGGCTCGACAAGATAGCCGACAAGTTCGAGGACGCCTTCGAAGGCATAGAAGACGTGAAATTCAACATAAAAACAGAGACAGGCGGCGGAGCCATGGATGCTATCGCAGGGCTCGTCACCAAGGCGGTTGCCACGCTCGCCGTCGTAAGCGTCGTAATCGGCGCGGTCAAGGACATCCTCGAGCCCATACTCGGGCAAATAAGCCTAATCATACAACTGCTCGTGCTTCCCCTGGCGATGGTGCTGCAGACGCTCCTGAAGCCAGTCCTCGTGCTCGTCATAATAGCCATCAAATTCTGGACGAAGCTGCTCGGCTCAATTTTCAAAATCCTGACGAGCTTCGTGCTTTTCCTCATGCGCCTGTTCGGGGTGGACACCTCGAAGATGGACATCAGCGACCTCTCAACCGACTTCATGAAAGTGATGTTCGAGGGACTTGACAACTTTAATGCCATTATGGATAACTTCACGGACACCTTCGTGAAAGAAATCGACAAATGGGCTGCGGCTCCATCCGAAGAAGAGCCCGCTGGCGGATTGGGCTATGGAATGTTCGACCTTTCCAAAGGAGGCGTGATTGGCTATCTCGGCGGCAAGCTGCTCGAAGGCTTCAAGTGGCCCTGGGAAAGCACAGAAGAGGGAGGTGGCTTCAAGTGGCCCTGGGAAAGCACAGAAGAGGGAGGTGGCTTCAAGTGGCCCTGGGAAGGCACAGAAGAGGGAGGCGGCTTCAAGTGGCCATGGGAGGGGCTTACAATCACTTGGCCATGGGACAAAGGCTTTAAATGGCCATGGGAAGGCACAACGTTTAGATGGCCATGGGAATCACCAAAAGAAGGGGAAAAATGGCCCGGACAGGGAGAAGCGCTTGGATTCAGAACGACACAAGCAAACGCTTGGGGGGAAGGAGAAGCGTTTGGGTTTAACACAACACTCACCTCAAAACCAGGGATGCTTGATTTTCTCTTTGGGGATGGCGCTGTTTTTGGAAAAGGAGGCGAGTTTGAAACGAATTTTAAAAAAGCCAGTGACCTTGTGGATGTTGCCTTGTTTGGAACCGGAATAGGCTTTTTTGCCAAAGGTGGAATGCTCGAAACCGGCTTTAAACTTTTTGCAGGCGATGCATACAACATTCTTTTTAGCGACGACCCAGACAGCTTCAAAAGCAAGCTCGTTTCTGGTTGGGAGAGCATCGGCTCGTCTCTCTCCAACCTTTTCGAAATGCTGAGAAAAGCCACATCCGGCATAGTGGCGATTTTTAATTCCCTTCCCAAGGAATTGCGCGACCGACTGATTCCCATCCAAGATGCCATCATCACTCCGAGCGGGCAAATCATCAAAACCGACCCAGCGGACTACATATTCGCCACGAAAAACCCGGGAAGCCTCGGCGGGGGAACCGTCAACGTCACCATAAACAACCCGCGCTTCGAGAGCGACTCCGACATGCGCCGCATGCTGGAGCTGCTCAAGCGCGAGATGGCAAGCGAGCTCAAGAGAGGGGGGAACTATGCCACCGGATATTGAGAATCCCAGGAGCCCAACCGAGAAGCTGGAGCGCCAGCTTGAGGCAATCCAGGCGCAGAACAGGCAGATAATAGACTACCTGCGCATACTCGCATACTACGCCACGAAGAAGGCAAAGGAGGGGAAAAATGACTAACAGGCCATACCTCTACATCAGCCTGAGCATAGCGAACGGCGACCCGGAGGACTACACCGGGGACGTCGACCTCGGGCAGGTCGAAAACGAAGCCATGGACGGCAGCAGGACGCTCATCAACCTTGCCGACACGGGCGGCAACACCAAGGACGTGCAGCTCGCGGCGCTGCTCTCCGGGGAGCGCTCAATAACCCTCTCCGGGGTCAAGAAGTTCAGCTCCTACACCGACAAGGACACGTTCTGCCAGCGGCTCGACGCCCTATGGCAGGGCACCAAGCTGACATCCTCCCGCTACTACCCGTTCACACTCTACAACGTATACTCCGGGCAGGCGTACTTCGACGTCATGGTCACCCACTTCGGGGTGAGCAGCACCGAGGTCGAGGAATACTTCAGCGGTGGCCAGGGCGCGGTGGTCGTCCACTTCACGCTCGACATGAAGGAGGGCAAGGGGGTCGGTGGGACGATATGACCGGATTCACGCTCAAGGTGACGGTGGCGTCGATTGACGTGACCGAATACGTGACTGAGGGCTACTCGACGGACAGCCTGAGCTACGAGATAGGCAAGGCTGAATTCATGGCGAACGCCGGACTGGACGACGTCGTCACCCTCACCAGCGGGCAGCGGGTCAAGGTATGGCGCGACTACGACGGCTCGTTCACCGACTCAGACCTGATATTCGACGGGCTCATCGAGACAATCGAGCTCATGAATTACCAATACAAAATCACCTGCCTCGACCAGCTCTCCAAGGCTAAGGCGAGCACCGTCAGCCACGTCTACCTGGACACGGACGCCGAGGCAGGGAAGCTGTCGGAAATATTCATTAGCCTCATCACGGATTACACCGACCTCTCGGCAGACGCGACAAGCGTGCAGGACAGCGGCACCACGCGCACCATTTCGCAATTCCGCTGCCTCGACGCCTACATCTACGAGCGCTGCAAGAAGCTCGCCCAGGCGCTCAACTGGCGCTTCTACTACGACGCCCCAACTGGAAAGGTCAACTTCGAGCCCATACGCTACTCTACGAACACCAACGCCCTCGACTCGGTGAACATAGTGAGCACCCCAAACTGGGAAGAGGACAAGAGCGAGCTGGCGAACAGCATCACCATCAAGGGAGCGCGCATCCAAACCCAGACAAGCGAGAGCTTCGCAGGACCGGCGACGTCCGTGACGCTCGCATACAAGCCGGAGAGCATGAAGGTGACGGTCGGGGGGGTTCTGAAGCTCGGAGGGCAGCAGGGCGACAGCGGCACAGACTACTACTACGACAAGGAGACGAAAAAGGTATATTTCACGGTATCGAGCAGCACCATAGTCGTGGACTACGTCTTCAGCTCCCCACTCCCACTCACAGCCACGGACGACGCAAGCATAACCACATACGGCACATACGAGAAAGTGATCACACTGCTCGAGACGGCGACCGTGGACGACCTGCAGACCAGGCTCACCAACGCCCTCTCGCTCTACTCATACCCATTCCAAATAGTCAAAAACGTCGAAGTGAAAAACGCGACAAACTACGGCTACGAGGTCGGGCAGCAGGTGACAATAACCGACCCGTGGACATCGCAGACCGGGAACTACACCATACGCTCCATAATCCGCAACTTCCGCACATACAGCGACCGGCTCGAGCTTGGGGACAAGGAATTTAGGTTCGAGGCGTGGATGGCATTCGACATGGAATACCGCATTAAAAAGCTGGAGGAGGAAAGCTACAAGGATGCGGCATTCGCAAACATCCTGAAGCAGTTCAAGCATTCGCCGGAGCTCGCGCGCTACAGCCTGAAGAGGACAATAGAGCGCATAAACGACAGTTTCATCCTCGGGCACGAGCTCAACGGGGTGCTCGGGCGCGGGCAGGTTCTTGAGGACTGGGAGGACGGGACGACTGGGTGGGCGGGCACAAACTGCACCCTATCCGAGCAGACGGATGTGTAGCTATGGAAAAGGAAACAAAGGAATGGCTTATGGGGATGCTTGCGTTCCTCGCATTGGCGGCCATAAGCCTCGCAATCTTTATTCTGACCGGCTGCGTCCAGCAGCAGCCCTTCCAGACCACAATGTCCCAGCCCGAAAGCGGGTGGGTGCTCGGAGGCGACCACGTCTACTGGGACAACGGAAAAGGAGCAAGGATTACATGCACACCCGTTGTCGCAACCGAACTCATAACCCAGCATACATTCTGCAATTTCACCTACACAAATGAAACCCCAAGAACGTTCAACCTCACCTTTGTATTTGACCTGCAATCAGAAGGTAGAGATGTCTTGCTGCTCAGAAACGTGACAGAACTCCAAAGCGTGCCAACACAGGGCAGGGTTGATTATGAGATTACCCTTTATGGTCTTGTGGCGAATAGCTCATCAAGCTCCCCCTGCGACTTCGGCGACTTGCAAAACTTTTACAGGAGAAGGCTCTATTACGCCAACGGCACGAACCTTACTGGATGCTTCAATAAATGGGTAAAAGACGGCGACAACTACACCTTCAATTACCAACTCAACGGCACAGTCTATGTGGAGCAAAACGTGACAGTTGAGAAATTCGTGAGCATAAAGCACAAGTTCAGCGCAATGGAATACAACGGCAAGAAGCTCTACACGATAAACGACGTTGAATTTGAAAACCCAACCAATTACCAGACCGGGTTTGTCTATGATATTCCAGCAGGCAGCAGTGGCAAATTTGATGTTGTAGTCCATACAGGCAGCCCAAGCGACGTGATAGAGGGGACTGGAAATATTGTCCTGAAGCTAGACCCTTGGTGGAACTTAACTTGGAACTACACAATGCCCATTTACATAAACACGACAGTTGAGAGCAACCTAACCAACTTCCCAGCAAGAGTGAGCCTGAACACGAGCAACACTACCCTTTGGAATACCACTACCTGCACAAACGTCAGGTTCGTTGATGCTGATGGAGCAACATTATTGAACTACAACCTTGACACGAACAATGCTTCCTTCTGCGGCAACGCCACCAACAACGCTACATTCTGGGTGAAGGGCAACTACACTGGAAATGTAAGCACCACGATATACGCATACCTTGGGAACGTCAATGCCACAAGCGGCGAGAACGCCACTGATGTATGGTCAGAATACACCACAGTCATGCATGGCGACACCTTCACGGATTTGATGCTGCGCAACAACTTCTCCGCGTCTGGAACAGTGTCAATAACCGACAACCAATCAAAGTGCAAAGTCGGGCTATGCTTCAGCTTTGACACTACATCGTCTTATCTGACAAGCACCAACTACGGTGGGCTTCCAAATAGAGCGAACAATTCCACGACGACAATTTGGGGATATAACGCCAATCTCGGTGCTACAATGAGGTCACTCTACATAATAGGGGGCGGGGGCATAAATCTCGCAAGGATAGCTTGGTCAAACAGCACCATAATTAACGTGGAGAACTGGGGCAGCACAATATCAGCTACCCTGTCTGACACAACCGCGAGGAACACTCCTAAATTCTATGCCATGAGATACAACGGAACTCATTACACAGTCAGCAACGGAACTGCAAGCACAAATACGTCTGGAACTCTTGCGACATCCCCATCTGGGCATGCGTTCAATATCGGACACGCAGACGCCGCAGGGCAATACTGGGCGACAGACGGAGCAGGCGCGGCTTTGGATGAGTTCAGGCTTACCAACTTTTCGCGCTCAGACGACTGGCTCAAGGCAGAATATTTACAATCAAGCTCAACTGGGGCGGTGACGGCAGCCAACTTGACCACAATACCAGTCATCAGTACTACGCTCGGGAATGGAATAAATTCCATACTGTTCAACGCCTCAACATTCATAAGCAAGAACGTGAGCGCTTCAAACCAAAGCGTGGCAACCGCCCTGTTTTTCGTGAACTGCACCATGAACTGCAACACAACAACCAACATCACCTGCAACCAAAGCCCGGCAATAACCGGCTTTTCGGTGAAGTGCGCGACGAGCTACAACGCAAGCGCAGCGACGCCATGCAACGCAAGCGCCCCGGTGCTCTTCAACCTCTCGGCGGCAAACAACTCAAGCGTCTGGTGCTGGGCAGACTTTTATTTCCCAGCGACGAAAAGCGCGAACCTGAACATTACGTTTGGAGGCGGTTAAAAATGACAGCAGAAGGAACATTCCCAAAGGTAAATGGCGACGTATTCTACGCAAGCGAGAGCAACACGTTCAACTACGACAAGATAGCTCAAGTTCAGGTCAAAACAACAAAATTGACGTGCAGCGACCTCACAGGATACCTCTACTGGACAGCGGGGACAATTTCTATCGGTGCCACTGATTACACACTGTCAGCAAGCAACAGTGGAGCCGATTGGAGAGGAACGTTCGTGATTGCCACCCTGTCCGGCGGAACCGCAACCCTTTCCAGCGTGGCAGTGACCTCCAAAAGCTCTATGGCGCCATCCACGGTGGTGGCCCTCTGCTGGATAGACAGCGCGGGGCTAATCACGCATTTCTTCAGCAACACCCAGCTTCGGGTGGAAGAAATAGACTGGGTCTACAGCGAACGACAGACAAGCGGAACTCTGTCAAAAACCCTCCAAGTCGGAAGTTTCAACACCGGAGACGGTCTGGAACTGACGCTTGAGGGAGCTGCCGGAAGCCAAGCGTCAAACGGAAGCTACGGTTGCACGGTCAGAATAACCGACAACGGCGGAGATCACAACTTCTCCTTGTGGTCAGGCAACGGAATCACGGAGTTAACATACCGCCTGGTCATAATGAACATAAAGGACGCGAAGCAATCAACCATGAACATCGCAACGACACTCGCGGCTAATTCGTTCTCAACAATAACTGAAGCAATTTCATTTCCAAACATAACCGCAATCGCCATTGTCTTGACCAACGTGAACTGTGGGTCGACGGCATTTGTGAATGGATTTTCATGGAAAAAGATGAGGGGTAGTTAGACATGCCATCCGGAAGCTACGTCATCAACGACAGCCTTGTGCTGACAGGCAGCAAAAGCCTGAAGGTGGTCGCCAGCGCAGCCACCTTCTCAATCCTGACCACACAGAGCTTCGGCAACCTGAGCGCATACACCCTCGTCAACTCGGGAAGCCCGACCAGCGGAACGGTCGGGCTCTGGGTCTATTGCGCGAACGACGAGCTGACGAGCATCACTCTGCGCATAGGCTCGGGGGCCTCAGACTACTCCCAAATAGCAGGAGTGAAGACATACACCGACGGAACCGACGTGCAGGATGGGTGGAACTACTGGTGCTTCAGGCTCAAGAACGCCACGGAAACCGGCACACCCGACTGGACGGCGGTCGACTACCTGAGAATAGAGATCGTGAGCACGCGCGCCGACGCGCAGATGGTGCTGGACTATTTAACCGTGGGTCAAGGTGATGAAATTGGGCTCAATGGGTTTGGGCAGCGCGTGACGACGTACACTGAGACGACGACAACATATTGAGGCGATAAACATGGTGGCTGGGGCAATCACGAAGAACGGGAAGAACCTGATGCTTTACAGGCTCATAGGCACGAGCAAGACCGTGCCGAGCCTGTTCAAGGTGGGCACTGGGACGACCGACCCGACCGAGTCGGACACCGACCTCGAAACCGCAGTGGAAATAACCACGGGCGTCTACACCAAGGCGTTCGCAAGCGGCTACCCGGTGCTGACCGAGGCAAGCAAGCAGATGACAATCCGCTGCGTGCTCGCAAGCACCGAGGCAAACGGGAACAGCCTGACCGAATTCGGCATATTCAACACCGACGGAACTCCGCTCATGTACAGCCGGGACACGCACGTGGCAATCACGAAGAACAGCTACGTGCAGGTGGTCTACGAGCAGATTGATGAAATGGTATAGTGGTCATACACGTCTGATGCGATAGATTAAAAACAAGTTTGAAGGTAATACCTTATGCAATCCGACTCCCTTCTCGAACGGGTCTTCTGCGGAAGGCTCATCAGGACGCGCGACGCGAACGAGCAGACCAACGCCATACTCGGGCAGCAAATAGCCGTTCTCGAGGCAGACAAGCAGAACCTGCAGCGCGAGATGAACGAGCTGGTCGCGGGGGCCGCCCAAAGCAAGCAGGAGAACCTCGCAAGAATAGCCTCCCTGAGCAAGGAGGTCAGCGACCTGACCTCTGAAATAAGCCGGCTCAGGGCGCAGCTCAACTCACAGCAGCCGATTGACCCGAAGCAGTCGCTGACCTTCGGCTACCTGCCAGCAGGCACCCAGGCCCTGGCAACCGCCTACATGAACAAGTACCCGGAGGCATACGTCACCTATGGCGGCCGCTACTGGGGCACCAACCGGAACCGCTACAGGCTGGACGCAAAGGTGTGGCTACTCGAAGGGCAGAACGACTGGGAAATAGTCAGCATGGTGAAGGCCGCCAAGGGAAGGGTGCAGGACGTGCTTGCGGAAAAGCCGGACATCGGCTTCCACGAGGCATGCGACATCGCCTTCATGAGGGTGACGCACGCCCTCGGCGACTCCATCCCGTACCAATTCGACGACCGGAGCTGGGGAGAGAACGAGTTTTGGCAATTTGCATCCGAAACGCGCATCATGAAGACGGGCGACTGCGAGGACAAAGCCATCCTCAACCACGTCGGGGCGAGGATTGCTGGCATACCCTACGAGCTGCTGCGCGTCACCGCAGGCATGACGTTCAGCAACGAGGGGCACGCGACCACGTTCTACCTCGCATCAGACCTGAAGTGGCACCACCGGAACAGCACGACGAACTACTCCGCCGGGAAGGACGCCAAGAGCCTGCCGCTGACCGGGGACGGCTCGGAAAGTCTCAACATAGCGCAGCCCTGGTTCTCCTCGACCGACACCAAGACGTTCAACTGGTTCGGGACGGATGCCCAGCGCACAAAGGCGAGGAGGCTGCAGAGGCAGCCGTTCTTCAAGTTCATACGCATAAACGGAGGGAGACCATGAATTCGAACGAGTTCGAGATGACGCTTGTGACCGGGGGCTTTTACTTCGTGGCGCCGACGCTGTTCGTGCCGGGAAGCGACAAGGACGCCGAATATTTAAGCGCGGACGACATGCTCAAGGTAATAGGCGCGGACGGCGACGACATTTCCAGGTGCGTGCGCAGGCGGAGCGAGCAGGCGAACGCCACCACCTACTACCTGAAGAACTGGCAGGGCACGCAATACTGGCGCGTCCTCTGCCCGAACTCGACAGGCTCCGCAGGCACGCGGTTTCTGTTCATACTCAAACAGCTCATCGACGTGACGAAAATACGCCTCGGGCTGTGGTGAGGAGGTTGATGAAAATGGGAATCAAAGAATACTTCGACGGGCACACCGACCAAAGACTGCTGTGCAAGTACGCATTCCTGTGCGCGGGGGGCATCGTGCTCGCCTACGCGACCGCGGACATAGCGCAGGTTCCGCCGGAATACTACGCATTCGCAACCATGGCGCTGGCGTACCTGAACGAGAAGTTCAAGCTGCTGAACCCGCTCGAGCCGTGGCCAATAGTCGGAGCAGGCAAGAAAAAACGCTAAAGGAGGGCAATCATGCCAAACGGCAACAAAACATTCATGCGAATAACCAACCGCGACATCTACGAGAAGCTTGCGAAGCTTGAGGAGACGGTGGCGGCAAACCACGAGCAGACCAACGAGTACGTGGCAAGGCTCGCGGGAAAGGCATCCCTGAATTTTTGGATAGCCACCTCCGCGCTTGGGTTTGCAGCCGGGGTGGCAGGGTTTCTCACGATGCACATACTCGGAGGGTAGACCGTGCTTCGGCTGCAAATTACGGCAAAGGGCAAAGCCCAGCTCGAAAAGGCGCTGATTGAGGCATGCTGGGAAATAGCCGACAGAATCTACTCCGAGGCGCAGTCGAACATAGCCGAGCGGGAGTGGATCGGGCACGGGACGGACGGCTCATACTCGAGCATAATCACCGACACCGGCGAGCTCCTCGGAAGCGGAAGCGTGGAGCGGCGCAAGGACGGCGCCATGGTGGCGTTCAGCGCGCCCTACGCATCATACATAGAATACGGGCTTCCGCCAGGAACCCCAGGTCCACCAGCCGAAATACTCGCCAGGTGGGTGAGCCGCAAGCTCGGAATAGCCAGAAAGGACGCCATGAAAATAGCCTGGGCGGTGAAGGTCAAAATCCAACAGGAGGGCACCACCGCGCGCCCGTTCCTGCGCGATTCCGTCTATACTGTGGTCGCCACCTACAAGCGGCGGGCGGTCCTCAAATGAGGCAGCTTAGGCGGGGGGAGGTCATAGAACGCTACATCCAGCTCGGAGAATACATGAACAGGCGCAAGAACCGCGCCAACAAGCCGAATAAGGCGTTCTGGGACAGGCTGATGGAAAGCAACGACCGCAGGCTGAAAAGAGAATTAAGGGAGGAATGTGAGCGCTATGGTGAGGAAATCGTCGAGACCGCAAAGAGGCTCCGCGCCAAGGCGCAGCCAGATTCCGTGTAGGTGCTTCCGCTGCGGTGCAATACAGCTCTGCCGGCCGGGGGCTCCGCTCATCATTCAATAGGCGCGGCGCATTCATGCAGGAGTCCATCCCTGCCCGGCACCGCTCGGCCGCTTCCATGCCCATGAAAGCTGGACTGAGCATACTACGAACGCAAAGATTTTAACAC